AAAAGAGCAGTAGCTTCAGCATAATCCAAAGTTATTGCCTGTAAGTTAGTAGGATATAATCCTCTAAATGTGTAAGACTTGATTGTGTTACCGTTTCTGTCTAAATGGTCAACAAACGCATCCACTTGATAATCTACTGGATTTACCAATCCCTCATTATCTGAATGATTATTAATACCATTCAACCATCTTTCAATAGCATTTCTAATTAAGAAATCACTATCGTTAATAATAGTTGTGTCCCAAGTAGCAAATGTTCTATCTCCTGCAAGGTAAATATTTCTACCTCTGAAAGGAACTAAAACTTCGCCTACTGTTGACTCAGGTATTGATGTAGCTTTACATAAAAATGCCATACTTTCAGTTTCACCACCTGTAGCAGCAAAACCAGGGAACGGCATAGTTACTTTAAACTGATTACTTCTAGCTCCACCGCCTTTGAGCTTAGATAAAAAACTTCCGATTTCAGCCATCTATTTCCTCCTATGCCCCTGCAACTTCACTAAACGCAACACCAGTTCGTGTAGCTATAAAGTTTAGTTTGATAAAGTTAATTGAACGAGCAGGTTTTACAAATATATCTGCAACAAACTCGTTTCTGTCAATAACTTCACCTGTGTTATTTGTATCGTCACAAACTACTGAAAAGTCTGTGATTCCTCTTCTACCTTGTACATCTCTTAAGAAAGGTTCTACTAGATTTCTAAATTGTGCTCTTGTAAATTCATCGTTGAACTCAAAGAGTTGGAATTTAGCAGCAGTAGAAATTGCTTTCTCTAAAAGTAAGAATAATCTTCTTACGTTTATTCTATCGAATGCACTTGGTTTCTTCTGGAATGTTTTATCGCCGAACAATACTGTTCCTTGTCCTGGAAAAGTAACAACCGGGTTTACATTAGCTTTATAGAGTATATCTCTTTGTGATTCATTTGGATTGAACACTAAAGATACAGCTCCTCTAATTTGACCTCTATTGAAACCTCCTGGAGAGAAGAACGGGTCAGCGACTAAATCAGTTCTTGCACATAGACCTGCAATATCACCGTTTAGTGGTACAGCTCTGAATACATCATTGTACTTATCGTACATATTTTTATATCCAGTATCTATAACCGCATATGATGAACTTGAAAGCCCGTCTGCAAACGCCTTAACATTCAAAGTTTGTTGTATAGGGTCTGTGACTCCTACAACATCACTTCTTGCAGGTGAGATAAATGCCACACAGTCTTTACGTTGTTCTACAACATCTATAATTTTTGTTGCAAAAGTGTCACCAGTAGCATCAGCACCTGTTTGAGAAGGACCTGTAATTAAGAAGTTTATTTCAACATTCTCAACATCTAGGAACTTTTCAACAGCTGTAGCTAATTGTGCATTTGTAATTGCACTACCATCGTTACCACTTGTTAGTGATGTATTCATAATGGTAATGGTTTGTGTTGAAGCATTATCAAAAGTTTGTCCTACTTTACTAGAACCTGCATTTGCTAAAGTTGTATCGTGGTCCATCCAGTAAATAAATTCACTTTTTCTGTAAATAACATCTACATAAAAGTTACTGTTACCTTGTGCATCTTTTGCATCTGAAGCCTGAGAAACACCTTCAAAAACTTCTAATACAGTATTAGCAGTTCCTGTGATGCCACCATCTTCGTCAACAACAACGATATGCATTTCGTCATTTGAACCACCAGCGTTAGATACGTCATCAGTAGTAGTTGGTGCACCTGAAGTTACTGAGAAAAAGTATTCCCAATATCTTTTGAATTGTGCATTATCTGAAACTGCATGTCGTAATCCACCAGCTTCTGTTTGACCAGTTGATGTATTAAATCTAGCAATAGTTAATGTGCCTGATGAGTTATCTGTTACCTTGTAGAAAAATCCTGAAGGTGCAGCATTAAAGTTACCTGAAGTATCACCAAACTCTAGTAAGTCACCGACTTGTATCTTGTCTCCACCGCCATCATCGATAGTGATTGTTGTATCACCGATAGCCGCAGTTGCGTCATTGACTAGGTTTGAACCTCCTCCAGATGATTGAAACGCAGTTGAATTAGAACACATTGAAACTTTTAAGTTGTTTCCTTTTGCTCCAGCCTCTCTTGCAGCCCACTCACCTTTACTGTTACTTCCACCAGAATAATTGTCAAGATAGTCCGTAGTATTTTTTATTAAAACTCCACTACCGGAATCTGTTGCATTTAATGCACCGGTAGGAGTTGCTCTTACAACCCTTAAAGCATTTCCGTATTGTAAAAAGTTGGTTGCACTAAAAAAATATTCAAAATTAGAAGCAGTTGGTTTCCCAAAAACTCTAACATACTCATCTTCACTCGAAATCGGTGTGATTTCGTCCATCGGCCCTTTTTCACTAACCACGACTAGTCCTGCGATACTTGTAGATACCGCTGGAATTACATTAGTTAGGTCCTTTTCCGTTACGAGAACACCAGGTGATACTTGAAAAGCCATCTTTTATTCTCCTTATTAATTTGGTTTGTCGTTCAAATATTTATAATTTACTGACCTTTAATGATTTTCACGGTTTCCCACTTTTGTCCGTAAGGGTCAGTAAAACTTTCTTCTTCTGTGCTAGAAATACCGTCTTGAACAAATCCGAAAGGTGCCATATCTTGTTCGATAGCATTTCTTTGTTCTTCGTAAAGTCTAGCTCTAATATCCGAGTCTGTTAATTCTTTAAAATATGTTTGATTAGATAACCAAGCAAACAAAACTAAACACATTACTAAATCATCATTAGAACCATCATCAGCCTCATACTTCGAAGAGCCCTTTAAAATATAAGTTGACAATTCTGATATAATATCAAAGTCTTGTATGATAATCTTATCAGCTTCAATCATAGTTTTTAAGTTAGAACAACCTAATTTTTTTATTGCTTTAGTTGTTCTCACACCAAGTTGTGCACCCTTACCACTAAATCCAGACCCTGCAATTTGACCTGCACGACCTCTTTGTGATACCATAATTAAATTATCATATTCTAATTCGTAATGTAATGTATCTGCTATCTGACCACCTATGTCATTTACTTCTACAAGTATTTCTGCGTTATTATAATTTTTAGCAACTCTTTCGATTACTTGTGGAAATAACATAGGTTTAATTTCATTATTCTTATATTTACCTATTACTTTATATGGTATAGTTGTAATGTCAAATATTACAAAAGCAGATGCATCATTCAAATCACCACGAGCTACATCTACTGTTAAACAGTATCTATGATTTTCTTTTGGTTGTTCGTATATGTCTAAACCTGCATTTGATAAACCAGGTGTTTGATAAGCCATAGTTCTTAATTTACTTGGATTAATTAAAGTATTTACAGAACCTAAAAATTCACATTCAAACTCCGTTCTAAATTGTTGTTCACTTGTATTTGCTATTGTTTCTTTTTTCCATTTAGCATCACGACCTGGTACTTCAGACCAATGTACTTCTATTGGAACATAACTATTTTTACCATCTTCAGCATCTCTCCATAATTTATAAAACATATTCATACCATGAGGTGTAGAAACTATAATAACTTTAGAAGTTTTACCAGATGATATTGTCGGATAAACTGAACTAAAAAACTGTTCTGCAATATTACCAGGTACATATGCAAACTCATCTAGAAATATAATATTGTATGAACCACCACGAACAGCACTTGATGATGTTGCCGCGGCAAGTATTCTACTACCGTTTTCTAACTCTAAACTACCTTTGTTCCAAGAAATAACTCCTTGTTGTAACCATCTCGGTAAATTTTCATAAGCAAGTTGTAATCGACCTAACAAATCACGAGCCACTGCAGCTTTGTTTGCAAGAATTGCCACATTTACATTCGGATTAAATAAACAATAGTGTAAAAGAAATGCTATGATTGTTGTTGATTTACCAGATTGTCTAGGTAGTTTACAAATAGAGTATCTGTTTTTATGAAATGTACCAACCATCTCTTTTTGAAAGTTATACATCTTAAATGGTTGTAGTCCATGGTCTAGTGTAGTTATCTTAATATATTTTGTAATAAAATATACAGGATTCTTAGCACACTTTTTGAACTCTTTGATATCTTCTGCAGTAAATTCAACAGGTGTATTTGCTTTTTTAAGATTAGGATTACCTAGATAATTTTCAGCCATCTTTTTTTATCATCTTTTGTAACTCAGCTGTTGAACCAACAAACAGAGCATTAGTTACATTTTTAGGTGCACTATTTG